CGATCAACGTGACCGCCGAAACGGGAGCGATCGTCTAGTGCGTATCCTGATCGGAGCCGACCAGAGGGTTGCCGACTTCGTGGCTCACGCTACGGGGGACCTTATGACGAGCCCCTTCCGCACCATAGGCATCTGGAATGAGCGGGGAAGGCTCGTGGGCGGCCTTTGCCTCAACGGCTACACCGGGGCGGGGATAGAGCTTTCCGGGGCTGGCAAAGCCATCTGCCTGCGTTCTGTACGGCAGAAGCTGTGCGACCTCGTCTTCGGGTTCTTGGGCTGCCGCCGCATGGGCATCACGGTACGGAAGTCCAACAAGCGGATGCGGGCTCTTGCTCCCCGCCTTGGCTTTAAATTCGAGGGCATCGCTCGCGGCTATTATGGCAACGAGGACGGCCTCGTGCTATCCCTGCTCATCAACGAGGCCCTTGAGCACGGCCACTGGACACCGATGGAGGCCTCCCGTGGGTCCGAAGCCGCCTGATCCCGCTCAGACCGCTCAAGCGGCGCAGGACATAAACCGCTCCACTGCCGTCACGCAGGCGGGTCTTGGGATGACCAACCAGCAAACCCCGTGGGGGTCGCTGGAATACACCCAGAACGGCACATGGGCGGACGGGACTCCTCGCTTCAACGCTAACCAGACCCTCAGCCCTCAGATGCAGGGGCTCTATGACCAGCTCATGGGCGCGGCCGGTACTGCGGCGGGGAACATCAATCAGCCCATCAACGCCCCGGCCCTACAGACGACGCTCGACACCTCAGGGCTCTCTCGTCTCCCGACCGCTGACGACTACAGCGCTGACCGCCTTAGGGTAGAGGATGCCATCTCGGCCCGCCTCAATCCCCAGCTACAGGCAGGGAGAACGAGCCGGGAAACGGACCTCTTCAATCGTGGCGTCCGTCCGGGCACGGAAGCCTATGACCGCGCGATGGGGCTCGTGGGGCAACAGGAGAACGATGCCCGCCTCCAGACCATCCTGGCCGGTGGGCAGGAGCAGTCCCGCATGTTCGGGGATGCCCTGGCCGGGAGACAGCAGGGCTTCGGGGAACTCGCCACGCAGGGCCAGTTCAATAACGATGCCCAAACGGGGATGTTCGGGATGGGCCTCCAAGCTCGTTCCCAGCCCATCAACGAGATTGCCGGCCTCATGTCGGGCTCGGGGGTGCAGAACCCCGGCTGGACCTCCACGCCGCAGCCGGGCGTCAACGGAATTGACTACGCCGGCCTTGTCCAGAACCAGTACCAGCAGCAGCAGCAGCGGCGGCAGAATATCCTTTCGGGGCTGTTCGGACTTGGCTCGACGGTGGCGGGTGTGTTCTCGGATCGTCGCCTCAAGAGCAACATCGAGCGCATCGGCACCCACCCGATAGGGATTGGACTGTATTCCTACGACATCAACGGCGCACGGGCTACCGGCGTTATGGCTGACGAGGTGATGGAGGTCATGCCCGAGGCTGTTATTTTGGACCCGAGCGGCTACTATCGCGTCGTCTATTCCATGCTTGGGGAGAAGTGAATGCTCACGCAAGCGCGACTGCGAACCCTGCTGACCTATGACCCCGAAACAGGCGAATTTAGATGGCGCGTCCAGCGCGGCGGTAAGCCAGTGGGAACGGTGGCTGGCACTCTAAGGGACAATGGCTATCTTCAGATAATGATCGACAGGGTGTGCCGGCGGGCACACCGGCTGGCGTGGCTCTATGTAGTGGGGGAATGGCCCGTCGGCAGTCTCGACCATATCGATGGCGATCCGCTCAACAATCGTATAGCCAACCTACGGCTAGCGGACGGCACACAGAATAATGCTAACGCCAAGATGCACCACACCAATAAGTCTGGCCATCGGGGCGTACACTTCGATCGGTCGCGGGGGAAGTGGGTGGCCTACATTAGTGCACACGGCCGGCGACGGCATCTCGGCTATTTTGACGACATAGCCGCAGCGATCGCTGTGCGGCGCGCAGCGGCATTAGAAGCATTCGGCGAATTCGCAAGGTTCCACTGATGGCAATCGGAGATGGCCAGATGCTCGGGCGCGTTCGGTCGTACCTGACCGAGCCGATGTTTGCTGGGACCCCCGGAATGTCACCGGAGGATGTAGCGCGTCGACGCGCCTTGGCTGAAGCCCTGTGGTCGCAGGGAACGGGGAATGAGCCCGTTACCTCAATCTTCGGCGGCGTCAATAACATGCTCAAGGCGTTTCTTGGTGGACGGGGGATGCGGCAGGCCGAGGGTTCCGACCAGTTCCTTCGGGGTCAGGCCGAGCGGGAAGCCGAAGCGGCATCTCAGCGCAACCGGGATATGCTCAGCGGCCTCACGGGCCCGCTTTACCCCTATGATGGCCGCCCGACGCAGGGGAACGCAGACGCACAGTTCGGTGCTCCTGCCGCTGCCGCGCCTGCCCCGCAGCCCGGCGACATGCTTAGGCGGCCAGAGGCGGGCTCTGATGCCGTATCGAGCGGCCTTCGCCTTCTCGACCAGTTCGAGGGCTTCTCAGCCGCCCCATACGATGACTGGTCGTATCGGGCGGGGACCAATGAGCGGTACAACAGCGGCCAGCGGATTGGCTACGGCCAGACCATTCCCGGCCTCCAGAGCATTACCCGCGAGCAGGCTCAGGCCCAGCTCGGCCAGCAGATCACGACCGAGTACATCCCGTCCATCGTCCAGACGATTGGCCCGGAGCGGTGGTCGTCCTTCACCCCGGACCAGCAGGGAACGCTTATCTCGCTGGTGCACAACTACGGCAGCCTCCCCGGTCGCATAGTCCCTGCCCTACAGAGTGGCGATCCGGCTGCGGTGGGACAGGCTATCTCTGGCCTCGCCAACGATAACAACGGCATCAATCGCAATCGCCGGACAGCGGAAGCGGCATTCTGGACGGGTGGGGCCAATCAGCAGCCGTCAGGCGCTCCGACCGCACAGAACCCGATAAGTCCCATCATTCGTGGCCTCATCAACAGCGGCGATCCTCAGGGCCTCGCCATGGCACAAACGCTGCTACAGGAGCGGCTTGCCCAACTGGCAGCGCCCCCGGCTGCTCCCGAGCCGTTCACCCTTGGGGCGAATGATGTACGGTACGACGGGCAGGGGAACGAGATCGCTCGCAATCCCGGCCAGCCGGAAGCCGGCTACCATGTGATGACGCCCGAGGAGTTGGATGCCAACTTCATCCCGCGCCCGGCGGCTGGGGAGGCTCCCTACCAGATGGGGCCGAACGGCCAGATTAGCCGCATCGGTGGCGGCGGCGTCACGATCAATAACGGGACGGTGGACGAGCGGCGCTACGCCCTCCTCTATCGCACGGCACAGGACGAACTGCCGATCCTTGAGCAGACATTCGCATCGCTTGGGAACCTTGGAAACCAAGCCGCAGCCGCTCTGCCGCAGGCCATAGGTAACTTCCTTGTCAGCGATGATTACCAGCGCGCCCTCTATGCGGCAGGGGCGATCATTCAGGCGCAGACTTACGCCATGACCGGCGCCGCCGCTCCTGAGGCGGAAGCGCAGCGTCTTATCGGGTTGATGATGCCGAAGGTCGGCGATGGTCCCGAGGCCATCGCTGACAAGTGGAACCGCATCCAGCGCGCCGTCTATAACCTCGGTATGTACAGCGACATCGGGGCTGCGACTCCCGGAGGCTTTACGTCGCCGCAGAACCCCGGCCAAGCTATCGTGCCACCTCCGAGCACCATGGGCGGGGCGGTCGCGCCGGATGGTACGATAGTCCAGATGCCTGACGGAACCCAGCAGATCAAGCAGGGCGGCGTGTGGGTGCCCTATGGCGGGTAACCAGTTCACCGACCTCCCCCCGGGCGCAACCGTTGTAGCACCCAACTATACCGACCTCCCTCCGGGCGCTGTGATCCAGCCGGGCGTTAACCTTCGTCGTCCTGCGGCTGGCGCTCCCCTCGGTCATCGCGACTGGTGGGACCAGAACGCAGCCCGTCTTGGCCTCCCTGCCAATCCTACCTCACTCAACGAAATTGAGCAGGCTCGCCAGCAGTTCGACCCGGAAGGCTTCGCCGCGTTCAACCAGTCGGGACAGGGGCAGATATTCAACGAAGCCCCTCGCATCTTCAGCGACCCGAACAACGAGCGCGGGCCGGCAGGGGCGGGCGAAACCGAATGGTCGCCTGAGGCGCAGGGCCAGAACATCCCTATTACGGGGTTTGCTCAGTTTGGCCGCGCGGTAAGGCATGGGGCGACCCTCGGCTATGATGACGACATCGCCAAGGCGCTCGGCGGGAATGGCGAACTCATCAACCAACTTTTGGCGGGCTATCGCACGGCCGACCCGATGGCGGCGGCTCTTGGCGAATTGCTCGGCGGTGCTGCTACATCGGCTATTCCGGGCGCATGGGCTGCACGAGGAGCGACGACAGCATCGAGGGCGTTCCGCGGCCTTGGCGTAGGCACTGGCGTAGGCGCAGCGCAGGGCGCAGGGGAGGCGGAAGGCACAGTTGGGGACAGAGCACAGGCGGCGCTCATCCCTGCCCTTGCCGGGGGCGCTACAGGGGCTCTGATCCCCCTTCTGATGCGTGGCACCCGGATGACATCCGCAGGCAACGAGACGGAGGCGTGGAAGCTCCTCGCACGGAACAACGCGGCCACCCCAGCCGACATCAACGCCGCCGAGCGGCTGATGCAGCAGTCGCAGGGAACGGTCCCGCTTACATGGGCCGAGGCTCTGTCTCAGGTCACGAATGGCCGCGTTAACCTCGCACCGATCCAGCGATTTGCCGAGCAGTCCACGGGCGGCAGTCCCATCATGTCGGCGGCGATGGCAGATCGACCGGGACAGGTACAGGCGGCGATGGGTTCACGCGCTCCCCGCATCGGTCCAGCCATCGACCCCGCCGTGTTGGGCGGCACTATCCAGCGTGCGGCCGAAGGAGAGATTGAGCGGGTTACGGACGCTATCAACGCCGCCACGAGGGGGCTCTACCGCTCGTCGGCCTCCACGCCAGCAGACCCAGCAGCGTTCGCCGCATTGCAGGCTGACCCGCTCTTTGCTGCGGGGCTGCGGGAGCTTCGGGACTCGGACACACTCGCTCGCATGATCGACGGCTACCCTGACAATAGCGTGCAGGTTTTGGACGCCGTTGCTCAGTACCTGGAGCGGAGCCGGGCCACCCGGTCAGCGGTGGCTGGCGACAACCTGTCGGCCACGATCCAGAGAGGCGTTGCGGACGACGCCCGCGCCGCTGCTACGACCGCGTCCCCGCAATACGGGCAGGCTCGGCAGCAGCAGGCCATCATGCGCCGCACTGACCTTGAGCCCCTTCAGCAGGGGCCGATTGGGGCGATGTCCGAGACGGCTGACGTGTCGCGGCAGCTTAACACCCTGTTCGCTCGTTCCCCGCTGGAGTCGTCCGACAAGGCCATCGGAGACGCCGTTTCGCGGTTGGCTGCGGCTGACCCTGACGCCGCATCGGCTCTGGTACGGCAGCACATCGTCAGCACCTTCAACGAGTCCACGCGGGCTCTACAGGGTGGCGGGAACCAGTTCGGCGGTGCCAACTTCGTCGCCGACCTCTTGGGCAACTCCCAGCAGGCGCGGAACCTTCAGGCCGCCGTTACCGCGCTCCCGAACGGACAGAACACATGGGCTGGCCTTCGCCAGTTTGCCGACGTGCTCGAAGCGACGGGGCGTCGCGCTCCTGCCAACTCGGCCACGACGTTTAACCAGATGCTCAGGGAACAGGCCAGCCGGGGCGGTGGCGTCGGGAACCTGATTACCCTCCTCGCCTCCCCAGGCAAGGCAGCGTCGGCCGTCCGGTCGTGGTATGCTGATATGAGGCTCGGGCGGAATGGTGCCGCTCTGGCTGAAATCCTGACCAACCCGGACAACGCCGCCCTCTGGCGTAGAATGGCTATGGGGGGATCACAGACGGACCTTGAGGAGATCGCTCTGGCCCTCATCAACTCGGCCGGTGGCGGCGCCGCTCCGTTGGCCTACTCCGGGTCATCATCGAATGATGCGCTGATCCAGCAGCTTATGGGCGGGGCCAATAGATGACCTACACCATTCAGTCAGGCGACACGCTCAGCGCCATCGCTCGACGCCATAACACGACGGTTGAGGCTCTGGCCCGGGCGAACAACATCGCCAACCCCGATCGCATCCGGGCCGGTGATAGCCTCGTCATCCCCGGAGAAGCCCCGTCCACGCCCGATAGGGTCATGGAGCCGACCACCGGGATAGCCCCGCCGCGCCCCCGTCCGGCCCGTCCTGCCGATAGCGTCCCGCTGCCGCGCCCGAACCCGCAGCAGCTTGATCCGATCCCGCGTCCCCGCCCTGAGCCTCTCTCCTCTGGACCGATGCGCTCAGGCACCCTACAGCGCCCGCAGCCCGCTCCGATGATGCAGCAGGGACCGGGAATGGTACCGGGCGCTCCCTCCCTGCCCAATCCGGCTATCCCGGTAGGTGCTGAGGCCAATCGGTCGTGGTCGGCTGACCCACGCAACGTCTCGACCAACCCAGACGCCTACGCTGGCCTTCAGGGCTCCCGCTTCACCGCTAACCCGCCCGAGCGAGCCCCGTTCGTCCCCGGCGCTAACGGGATGCCCAACTTCGCCGCCATGACCATCCCAGAGCTTCAGCAGGCGGCCGGGAACATCGCAGCGTTACCTCCTGAGGCTCTCGCTGCCCTTGGGGATGCCATCGACCAGAAGCAGGCTGAGGCCACACAGGCCTACGAGACGAACCGCCGCTCTCCGCAGATGCAGGAGGTCGAAGCCTTCCGCCGCTCGATGGGCGTCGAGATGCGACCGAACCCGGCCCAGCCGGTAGAACGGTCGATCGGGGAAGGTGAGTACCTTCCGCAGGAACAGCAGCTCATCATGGCGTTGCGGGGGAACCAGAGCCAGAACCCCCAGGCCAACACCATGAGCCCGCCTAACGGGTGGCCCACGATGGCAGCCCCGCCCCCGCCGCCTACTGGCCCGGTCGGCCAGGAGCAGTGGGGGAATGTTCCGCCTCCTATTCCCGGCCAGATGCCCCAGCCTCCGAACGGTGGGCTAGGCGCTCCCCGCTCCATGCCGGGCCAGTTCGGCCTACAGGAGCAGCCGGGAGCCATGCCGACGATGGGACAGGGCGAGGCTGGGAACCCCGTCCTTGAACTGCTGATGCAGCTATTGATGAACGGCGGGGCACAGCAGACAGGTGGCGGGACGCTGGTTCCCGCCTTGATCCGACAGCTCCAAGGGGCTCGATAGCATGGCAGTTCCAAACATTTTCGTCGCCGGTACGGTCATTGACCCGGACGCGATGAATGAGAACTTCGACTACGTCCTCACCCAGACCTCAGACGCCCTTCTTCGGGACGGCTCGGTCGCCATGCTGGCAGGGCTCCCGCTCTATGCCGGCACGCTTGCCCTTCCCGGCCTGACCTTCTCGGGAGACACCAACACCGGCCTCTATCGTTCCGCAGCCGATACATTCGTCTTCGTGGCAGGTGGTGTTGCCCAGATGACCGTCTCGACGGCGGGCGTCTCGGTCACGACCCCGTGGGGCATCGCCTCTGGCGGTACGGGTGCCATCACGGCTGCGGCTGCTGCTACGGCTCTCGGGCTGGGAACGGGAGACAGCCCCCAGTTCACGGCAGTGAACATCGGGGCCGCCACGGATACCACCCTCGCCAGGGTGAGCGCTGGCGTCCTTTCCGTCGAAGGGGTGAACATCCTCACTACGGCCACCGGACAGCCGCTGGACGCCACCCTGACGGCTCTGGCGGCCTACAACACGAACGGGCTGCTTACGCAGACGGCGGCGGATACGTTCACCGGCCGCACCCTCACGGGGACGGCCAACCAGATCACCGTCACGAATGGGGACGGCGTCTCGGGCAACCCGACGCTTTCACTCCCGACCACTTTGACCATTACCACGGCAGGAGCGTTTACCACCGGAACGATCGAACTGGGGGCGGCAACAGATACCACTATCAGCCGCGTGTCGGCAGGCGTCATCGCGGTGGAGGGTGTGACAGTCCTCACCACGTCGGTAGTTCCGACATCGTCTACGTACCCGGTCAACTTCTCAGCCTTCCTTGAATACACGTCCAACACAGCCGCAGCACCGGGGGACACGACGAGCGGCGCCAACCTTAAGACGGCAGTCGGCCGCGTTACCGTGAACGAGTTCATGCCGGGCGTTGGAGCGGTGCAGACGGGGACGTGGCGCAATGACAGCGGCGTTACGCAGGATGCCAACGGTTCGTATAACTACGGTCAGTGGACGCGGACGGCATAACCCGCTATGGTAGTCGAGGCAGGCAGGCGTTCGACGCGCCCACCTGCCTCATCCACCAGTCGAAAGGAACTCGACCAATGGCTGCCTTCAAGACTACCACAGCCGCTGCGCTGGCGCTAACCATCGCCCTTTCCTCCCATGCCGCAGCCGAAACGGCGGCGGACTTCCTCCGCGCGTTTGACGGCAACTGGCAGGGGACAGGCCAGAGCCGAACGAACTACGGCAGCCCCTACGTCCCCGCCGAGTGCTGGATCGACCTGGATTGGACCCTGCAAGGGCTTCGGTCGAATGGGGAATGTTCCGGGGCACGTCGGACATTCCAGGCGGGAGGGATGGTTCAGGCTGACGGGGCCGATCTGGCAGGTACGTTCCTGTCTCCGTATTTCGCAAGCATGGTGTGGTCTTCACCGCGCGTTGAGGGCGGCAATCTCGTGGTCTACTCGGCCCTTGCGGCCGGGGAGGTTGTCGAGGCCCGCATTGAGGTAACGCCCCCGCGCAGCGATGGCGGCCCCCGGTTTATCGAGATGCGGACGCAGGTGCGGGTTGACGGGCAGTTTCAGGACGTGGCCCAAATCCGGTTGGTGGAGGTCGGGCAGTGAACCGCATCGCCATCCTCCTCGCCCCCCTAGCCTTAGCCGCCTGTGTTACGACAGGACCGGGAGCCAATACCAGTTTCGACCTTCGAGGCCATGCCGCGCCACAGCGCTACATCGCGGCGGCTATCGAAGCTGCCAACGCAGGCCGCCTTGAACTTATCATCAGCCCGCAGGCCGACGTTGAGCGCGCCTGTGGCGGAGACACATGGGGGTGCTCGCCTCATAGCGCCCTGCTGCTATCCTCGGGCCGGTGCCTCGTCACCCTTTCCGAGGAGGTCGAGGACATCCGCACCATCGCCTATCTGCTGGTGCTCCATGAGGGCGGCCACTGCGTCGGTTGGTCGAACGAGAACGGCACCGATCCTGCCCCTGCCGACCTTGCCTACGTCAATGCCAACGCTGAGCGCCTCGTCGCCCTGGCCCTGCGGCCAACCGTGCTGACCGGCCCCGGCCTGACCCAAGCGCAGATCGTCACCTTCGCAGCGGCCTTCTGTGCTTCCCTGCCTGAGCGGCGTAGAGGGGAGGGGTGCGTATGAAGCCCGGTAGCGGTGACATCACGCTGGCAATAATAGGCTGGTATTTGGTTGCCTGCCTCTACGCCATCTTTATCGGCGCGCTGGTGGGGTTGTTCCTATGATGCGCGAGGCTGGCTTCTACCTTCTTCTCCTCCCTGCCATGACCTGGCTCGGCTTTGCCCTGTGGATGGCAACATGAAGAACAACTTCAACGCCTGCCTCCCCCTTGTCCTCGTCCACGAGGGCGGATGGTCTGACCATCCCTCCGACCCCGGTGGGGCCACCATGCGGGGCATCACCCTAGCTACCTTCCGAGGCTACTACCAGAACTCGCGCCTGACCAAGGAGCAACTACGCGCCATCACCGACGAGCAGGTGGCCGAAATCTACCGCAAGAAGTACTGGGATGCGGTACGGGGCGACGACCTGCCCAAGGGCATCGACTATGCCGTGTTTGACTTCGGCGTCAACAGCGGCCCGGGGCGCGCCATCAAGGCCATCCAGAAGGTGGTCGGGGTGCCTCAGGATGGGGTGCTCGGGCCGGTCACCCTTCGCGCCATTGAGATGAAGCCGGCCGGGTGGTCGATTTCCGAGCTGTGCTCCAATCGCCTCAAGTGGCTCCAGACGCTCAAGACCTACGCCACGTTTGGGCGGGGTTGGAAGACCCGTGTTGAGCACGTCCAGCGGGATGCGCTGGCGATGGTCACAGGGCGGCCTACAGCGCCCGTTACGCCCCCGCCTGACATAACCCCCACCCCGAAGCCTCAAGCCGCTCCTGTGGGCTTCTGGGCGCGGCTGTTTGCTGCTATCTTCGGACCCAAGGAGAACAAGTCGTGAGACCTATCGTTCGCTGGGCTGGCCGGATGGTCGGCGCTCTTATCGCCCGGGGCGAGTTCATCCCGGCCGTTACTCGCATCGAGGCGGGGAAGGTGGTCGAGGTATCCCCCGAGAAGGTGGTGCCCAAGGGCGTCCTTCGCTCCAAGACCGTCTGGGCTGGCATCATTGCTGGCGTCTTCGCCTTCGCCAACTCGCAGGGGTGGACCCTCGGTCTTTCCGCTGAAGATGCCCAGACCATATTCGGATACATCTCGGCGGGTGGTGGCGTTGGTGCTATCGTCTCCCGCATCCTGGCATGGATGCCGACGCGCGGCCCGTCCGGTGGCGGGTAGGGTCTGGGGATAAGACGTTGTGGGGGCTGAAGGCGACATCGCCACTCTTCGAGAGCAGATCGCGTCCCTCAGGCGGGACCTTGACCGCATCGAGGCCAAGCAATCCGACCTGCTGGAGATCAAGATAGATGTCGCGGATTTCAAGAAGCTCAGGGCGTCCATTAACTTCCTCTGGGCCTCATTCGCCGGAGCCGTCATCGCAGGTATTGTGGCCTACGGCCTTCGCGTCATCGGGGCGTAAGCAGGGCATCCTTGCCAGTATGGCCGGTGACGTAAAGCGTTCCCCGTGGGGTGCGGCGGCCTTCGCGGCCACGCTCCTGATGCTGTTCTTCCTGAGCGCAGACAGGCTCGGATGGTTCAAGCCCGGCCCGGTGCTTCAGCAGCTCGAAATAGGCGGCAACATCGACGCTGCCGGGGAGAACTTCATCTTCCGGGTGTCGGGGCTCAAGACCACCGACGATACGCTCCGCTCCCGAGCCGCATCGTGGATATTCTCGGACGGAACCGCGATGGCTGTAGCCCTTGAGGGAGACACCCCGCCCCAGATCAGGCAGGCCGGCGACCGCTTCGTTTCCCAACCCTACACGGCCCGCATCCCGAACGCCGCCCGCACCGATACCGGGGCCATCCTGCGGGTGTGCTTCGTCTACGATCCCGGCATGAGCTGCGTCCAGAAGGCGTTCTCCGACATGGAAGCGCTCCCGTGATGCACGGGCGCAGCACCCCTGTGCAACCGGACAAGGTCCCGGCAGCCAGCGCAGGTGGTATGTTCGCCGCATGGCATGGCTGGCGGGTTTCATCTCGGATAACGTGCTCTGGGGCATCATCGGCCTCGGCGCGATATGGCTTGGCAGGACCGTGATCCTCCGGGCAAGACAACGGCAACGAGACAACTAGGAGAGCAAGATGGCTGACCCTACCCTTACCCCCGATCCCGACGCTGAGAAGCTGGACGCCGTGAAGAAGGTCGAGGAGGCGTTCCACAATGCCCACAAGACCGCCGACCGGCTTGTGACGGATGCTGCGTGGCTGCTCCAGACCTACATCAAGGCGTGCCGGATCGTCGGGGTTCACCCGAACGAGTCTGAGACTGTGACGGGGAACCTTGGCGATGCGCTACAGGACGCCACGGACGCCGTCTCTGGCCTTGCATGGGCGCACGGCGCGGCGACCCGGCTAAAGGACGATCTGATTGAGTCCGGCAGGCTCCCGGGCCTGATTGAACCCAAGGACGGCGGCGGCGGGAAGAAGTGGCCCTAGCATGACCGCTCTGGTCATCATCGCTGCGCTCGTCTTTGGCTGGTACTGGACTGGGGTCTGGCACACCTCGGTCGTATCAGGCGAACTGACCGTCTACGTCCTTGCCTTCGTGGCGGGGCTGGCGATGGCATCAATGGCGGCCCTGGTGGCATGGACGCGGCCCCTCATCATCGCCGCTGTCGTCCTCATTGCCCACTTCGCTGCCTCGCACTACGCCTGGCAGGCATCGAACCCCATCATCCTCATCGCCATAGCTGACCTGTTGACCGCAGCCTACTTCATCCTTGCTGGCAGGGAACGCTGGGAATGGGCCATAGGGGCCGTATTCCTGTGTGGGGTAGGGATTGCAGCACTGACGGCTCTAGGGGCCATCCCGAGCCATCTGGAGCGGCCTTCGGTGTTCCTTGCCTTCTCATTCCCGGACATGTCTTCGCTGGTCGGGCACATAGCCTCGATCCTCCTAGGGGCCGGGAGCGGGGACTGGGGCAAGCTCCTCAGGATCACCGATCGGCTGCGGGTTCCGGTTCCTTGGGCAAGGGAGGGGGCGCTGATGCGGATGGTGCTAGGCTGGTACGCCACTGCTCCCCACACGAGCAGCGCAAAGCCGAACGTTGCGAAGCCAAAGAACGCGGAGATGTCCGCCGATCCGGCCATCTTATCCCGCATCGCAGCAAAGCCGCCGTAGCCGAACACGACCATCATCACGAGCCCGAGCCAGCCGAACCAGGTCATCGCGTCACCTCGCCGCTCCGGAGCGCGTCGATCGCGCCAAGCGCCAGGTTCATGGCTTGCTGCCCGGCAGGCGTGATTGCGTAGGAACGCCGCCGCCGGCCACCGACCATCTTCCGTGGCGGGAGTACATCGGCTGTCAGGAAGCCGTCGCGGACGAGCCTGTCCATTGCGACGTAGAGCGTGCTGGTCTCGATCGGCGTCAGCGCGGCTTTGAGTTGCCTGCTGACGATCGTGGCGAACGCCCGCGGCCCCTGCCGGGATACCGACAGCAGGATCATCAGGCCGCGCCCGGTCAACATGTCGCTCATCGCGTCACCTCCCCTGTAGCGGGTGGGCGAAGGGAAGGCGGGGCGGCATCGACCGGCACCATCCACGCGATTGGGTTCACGACTGGTTCGTAGCCCCACTCGGCATCGTAGGTGCTCCACGCATAGGTACCGTTGGCGTATTCGTGCCACACCGCATCGGCACGTCGGCGCCGATGGAGCCCGCTCCACACATCAAGGCGCTTGTCCTTCGGTGCCTTCTCCATGTCGTAGCACCAAGGGTCGTCGGCTGGCGTTTCAGTGGCCTCGGCGCGGTCCATCGCATGACCGAATGCAGTCATGTTCTTGTTGAACATCTCGCGGGCATGGTCCCGCTCCCCCCGCACCCGTTCCAGTTCCTCGCTGTGGGAGGATGCGGCTGCGAGGAGGGCTTGCGCGTCGGCTTCGAGCTTCCCGGCCGGTTGTCCGAAATTGAATATGCCGATTAGGTTCGCCGCCTCCCGCAGGAGGACGGACTGGGCGGCGAGGGTGGCGTCAAGCGAAGCTATACGGTGCATCGCATCGATGTTCGCGGCGCGGCACTCGAGATGGTCGCGGAACGCTGACCACATCGTGCTTGCCGCCGGGAGCGCCATGTGCCCGAGCAGCAAATCGCCGACGCGGCGGGACAGGTCGCGAAGGTCATCCGCGACGGACGGCCCGCCTGTGATCGCCCCCATGTGCATCAACGGGTCGGGACTCCCGACCGCTTCCTCAATCGGGACGGGGGCGCTATCGGTCGTCATATTTCGGTCTCTCCTTTGATCCTTTAGGGGGCGGTTAGGCGGCGGGGACGAACGAACAGCCACGCGGCAAACAAGGCGCTGGCGTACAGTTTCCCGATGACCTGCCCCGGCAGGAGGTCCAGCGACCCGAACGCCAGCCACAGGAACAAGGCGCTATCGACGGCCGCTCCGACGAGGCCGGACAGGATCACTGCCCAAGCCAGCCGCTTGCGGGCGAGTGGGGTGTAGACGGCGAGGTCCGCCAGTTCCGAGACGAGGAAGGCCGCTGCGGAGGCCACCACGAGGGCTGGGGCGGCAAAGAGTGCCGACAGTCCAGCGCCGACGATGATGGCGCCTACTGCCACCCACAGGCCGAAATACCGCTGCACCATGTCCCGAAGGACCAGTGCCAAGCCAATGGCCAAGACGCCGCTCGGGGCCGTGTAGCCGAACCCTACGGGAATGACGCACGGGCCGTCCGGATAGCAGACCATCCCGACGTTCCCAATGAGCCAGTTGGCGAGAGGGATGGTGGCGGCGAAGGCGAGGAGGACGAGGTACTTCATCGGGCGTACCGATGTTGCGCGGGAGCCGACGACGGATCGGCAACAGCTGCGCGAATGCCAGCGGCAAGCGCGGGGTTCTCAGCCTCAACGCTGGCGGCGTAGGCTTCGGCGGCTACGAGAGCGTGGGGGTCGGCCCCGGAGAAATCGAGAACGAGCGAGTACCTGCGGCTTACCGTGATCGGCTGCCCGTCCGCTCGTTCGATGATGAAGCGCGGCTCAAGCCCGCCGCGGGCGTATCGGGAGTCGGTCATGCTGCAAAAAGCCCTTCTTGCTGTGGTGTTGGGGTCCACCTGATCGGGCACTGGATGGCGTCGATGCGACGTGACATCCGCTCCGGGTCGGTGTTGCTGTCTTTGAAGTTTCGGGCGACGTTCACGCTATCGGCGGAGGAGAACGGCCAGCGGTCGCCGGCCATCGCGAGGCCACGCAGCATGTGAACCTTGAGCCATGGAAGGTGGCCATGCTGGGCGAGGGCGTTGAACGCCTCATCGACCCTGCGGCACCAATCCGGGGAGCCCACCTGCCAGTAGCGGCCCGAGCTGCCGAAGCAGATGCGCGGCCACGAACTGGCTATCTCCAGCAGGTAGTCGATCGGGAGCGCGAGGTGCCAGACCGGAGCTCCCGCCACCTTCGGGTAAGGCCAGCGACTGACGAGCGCTCGCTGGGCCTCCGCATCCCCGTCAATGACATCGGGGACCACGGCCCAATTCTCTCCGCCAAGTCGCGGTGCGAGCCAAGCGAAATAGGCGGCCCAATCTACTTGGTGCCCCTTGGTGTGAGCAGAGAACGCGCCGCTGTCCCACATCACGGATTGAGCGTGCTGAAGGCACCAGTCAGCATCCCCCGGCGCGGCAAACGAGACGCAGAAGTGCTTCCCTGCCAACGGCAGGAGGGCAGAGCGCGGTGTAAGGGGGGTGCCGTGGTAGTGGATCAATTTCTCGTCTCGCTCATGGTGTATGGGTTCCCTATCTCGATACGGGGGTGGAGCGCTTCGAGCGCATCGGCGTCTTGGACTTCCATGCGCCCTGGTGCTTCATGCGGATGCGGTCGGCCTTCGCGAGGTCCGTCCGGTCCTGCGTCGTCTTGGTGTCGTGGCACCGCTCGTGAGCGGGCTTCCGGTTCTCGTCGCTATCGTCCCGGCTCATTGCCCAAGGGATGACGTGCTCGACTTCCCAGCGCTCTTTCGTGCCGTCGATCTTGTGGCCGCAGATGTGGCAGATGCCCTTGTGGAGGGTGAACAGCCGGGCGCGCTCGGTGTTCGAGATATGGCGGCGCTGCGGGGCGGGATCGTGAAGGGGCGGGGAGGATGTCATGCCGCCTGCTCCTGTGCAGCAGACCACGGCACAATTCGAGCGCCTCGGTTGAGCGGGGCGAACCGGGCAAACACTAGCTGATTGGATGACTCAGCGAGGATGCGCCCGGGCAGTATGGCCACGATGTTGAAGCCGAGAGCCGAGAGCCTTGGACGCTCAGTTTTCGAGAACCAGCGGCATAGCCCGTCAATGGTCCGCGTTGCGCACCCGAACACCTCACCGGGTCGGCCGTGTTTGTCGATCAGGTCCAGTCCGAACTCATCAAGCCACGTCGGGAGCGCCAACATTCCCCGCGTGAATTCCGGGTCAGCCCAAAGGCGGCTGGCGCCAGGAGCAAACGGCCCGCGCCCGCGGCGGTCCTGAACCCTAAACACGCGGTCGCTCATGCTGCTTGTTCTTCCCAGTGCCAAGTAACGCCGCGCTCGGCTGCAAAAGCGTCAATCAGATCGAGGAGGTTCGTCATCTCCTCCTTGTCCATTTCCGAGGTGTGGAGCCCAAGCAGGACGAAGCTGCCGGGATCAATGCCGGGGACGACGCGGGACTTCCGCAGGGATGCGGTGAACATCGTTTTCCAGTCGTCGGGCGTGAGCTTCTGGCCGTACCATTCGACCTGCTGCGCCACGTCCGTCAGGCGTGCCCACAGGAGCGCGTTCTGCGGCAGGGAACGACGGCCGCGCCGGTATTCGATCCTCGTCCCTGCCGGGGCCTTCTGGCACCACGCAGCGGCCTTCTGGCGGTCGTCGGCGCTCCGAACAATGATTAGGGCGCGGCCCATTAAAAGGGTATCTCGTCGTCGAGGTCGGGACGGGCTTCATGGTAGTCGTGGGTCGCGTCGGCCGGCTCTAGCAGCGCCTTGTATTCGGGGCTGGAGGCGATGATCGCCTGAAGGTTCTCGGACAGGGCGTCCATCACCTTCCGGTCGAAGCGGTTGCGCTCCAGGCTGAAGTAAATGGCCTCCTGCGACCCGGTGCTGACCGGCATCCCCTTCGGGACCGCCGACACGCTGGCGATGTTGGCGTAGGTCTTCCCGCCCTTCTCGGCGTGAACGAGCGTCAGCAGGCACGGCTTGCCGAGAACGTTCTTGATGTCGAAGCCGCCGGGGCCGAAGTCGGCATCCACGAAGCGCTTGCCGCGCCAGCCTTCGAGGTCCTGCCGCAGGCGGCTCTTTTCGGAACTGGAAAGGGTGTAGCGCTGGGAGATCAGGATCGGCTTGCCGTCGTCCCGAAGCTCCTCCGGGAGCTCCCATGACAGGAGAACCTTCCGCTGGAGTTTGGTCTGTCCCTGCCACTCGACGCGCTGGGTTCCGAGGTCGATGACGCGGGTGCAGATCGCGAGGTGCGTTCCGCTCGGGGGAGGGGTAAAGTCTCCGCCTTCGTTTGCTGGCAGCAGCATGGTCAGATGCTCCGTTCGGTGTGAGAGGTGACGCCGTTGGGCAGACGCCCACGGATTTTCTTGAAGGCGGCAGACCCCTTGCGGATCGCCTCCTCGATGTCGGGGGTAAGGCCGAGTTCAGCGACGGCAGAGACAGGATCGGTGATGGTCAGGATTTCACGGGAGCGCATGGAGGCGGCCCGTCCAAACCCCGTCGCGATCCGGACGCCCGTATCCCTGCCAGCTCTTGCGGCCTCGCGCTCGGCGCTGGCAGCTTCTTGGAGCGCGACCCCTTCGCTGATGGTCAGCGCGACGAGGTCAACGCCGATCTCACCCTGCGATGCATTCTCCTCGGCATCCTCAAGAGCCATAGCAGCGGCCCTGAGACGCTCCGCAGCCTCGGCTGCCTCACGGGCCAGCCTGTCGGCTTCCTGCCGTCTGCGGGCCTCCTCTGCCGTTGCGTAGGCCGTAAGGCGGGCCTTGAGCATGGCAAGGACTTCGACCACGGGCGTCGTCGCCGCTTTGTAGGTCGCATTGATGTCCTTGACGCGCTGGTTCAGCGGTCGGACATTCGCGTCCCGGTCATCCTCGATGTCGGCCAGCGTCTTGGAGACGGAGGCCATGAGTTTGGCCCCGGCTTTCGCCTGCTCGATTGTTTCGATGACCGGGTTTTCGGATAGGAACGCGCCCAGCCGTTCGAGCGGGCCGGCGGCCAGATCGGCCGGGGTCGGTCGGTTGTGATCCCGAGGGGGCAATGCCTCTACGGCTGATGCGGTGTTCATCATGCCTTGCGCTCCACTGCATCCGCCACAAACCTGGCAAGCACGATCACACCGATCGCTGCCACCGCAGGCCAGAAAGTAAGGTCAGCTATCTGCGCCACGACAGCCCCGACGACTGCGCCGAAGATCGTATTGCCGATGGTGGTCCGGCTCATGCTGCCTCCGACTTGACAGTTGCCGTGCGGGCGATTGACCAGAGCCGGGCGATCAGGTCCCCGAGCCGCTGGACATCGGCCTCAGACACAGGGGCGGGGAGGAACGCATCGCTGATGAGCCCCATGGCGTCTTCGAGGCAGTGCAGCGCATACGCCGGATCGTGGAGGACTTCGTCCTGCTGGGCGGGGGTCACGTTCTGCCTCCGATGATCAGTTGAACCGTTTCCCTGCCATCCGGGTCGAACACCTGGAGGCTGATGCGGGTGACGGGACGAGCCCTCCGCTTTGATCTGGCCAAGGAGGCGAAATAGACGACAGTACGGGCGGCGTTGGTGAGGGTGCGGATCATGGGGCGGGCCTGGAGTTCAGGCCGCGCAGCACGTCAGCTACGATCCGCTCGGCCTCCTCCCGGCTTACCCGGATGGAGCCGAACTGTAGGTGCATGTGCAGGCCGCGGGTCTTGACCCAAGCCTGCCAATCCGGTGGCGTGTGCCGTGAATCGAGCACGTCGCTGGCCGGGCCTTCCAGATCCCCGTCTTGGGTCCAAACGATCTTGTCGATCATCCCAGCACCATCACGGCAGCGGCGGATAACAGGAGGATGGCGGCGAACGCAGACCAATCGCGGAGGGTCATGACGGCCCCCCCTCCGCTTCGCGTTGGGCGAGTTCGTCCTCGTTCTCCAGTTCCTCGGCAAAGGCGAACGCCTCGGCCTCGGTGCGGAAGAAGCCAAGAGCGGCATCGATCAGTTCGTCTCCATCCTCGAAGCAGAGGATGAAGCCTCCGTCCTTGGGGCTGTTGATGGCGCGGTAGCGCGGCGGGTTCATCACTCGTCCTCCTCGCGTCCGAGGGCCGAAGACCAAGCGTGTTCCTCGCACTTGTCGGCGGCGATCTGCTGCCGCTCGGTCAGGGCATAAACCTCGGCCTCGATCCGCTCCTCGCTTCCTGCCAGCCAGCCGACGAAGTCATCCGCCTCCAGAAGATTGTCGGGAGTGGCAAAGCCTTCGTCGTACCGCTCGCCCTGCACGCGCTTTCCGGTGGTCAGGTAGGCGGTGAAGCTGGTCCCTTCCTTCGGGGCGTCTTCCATCAGGCGAAGGTTGAGGCTGAGGCGGAGTTGCTCACGGACGGCGGCGAACTGCTCGGGCCATTCCCGGGCAGGATCAGCGGCGCGCTGGTGCCGGGAGACTTCGAGGGTGGCGTCGTCGGATATGTCGATGAGGCGGAGGGCGGCGGACATCTAGTGGTTCTCCGCAAAGCCGGCGAAGTCGCCGCGGAAGGTGTTGTTCGGGTCTTCCTGTGAGGACTCGCGGTCGTCTTCAATCGACTGCGCCTTGGCCTTGGCCTCGTCGGCGCTATCAAACTTCAGGTCGAGCAAGCTGCCGCTACGGCCGAGCCGGTACTTCCCCGGGGTGGCGCTGGGCATTGCCGTGAACAGGTCGCCGTCGAAGCCCTCGGCCTCAAACCACGGGCGCGGGCTGTCCTTGTTGATTTCCTTCCAAACCAGCTTTGCCATCTGTCTCTCCATCCCCGGTGGAACCGGACTTCGATGGGATTGAACCTATCGGCATGAAACCGGCTTGTCAACACCGATGGAAGGGGCTTGCCAAATAATTTTGGGTGGGGTAGGCATGATACCCATGGATACCGAACGCATCAACGTCGCTGACCTTCGTGCCCGCCTCGGTCTTTCGGCTCTTGAGATGGCCGAGGAACTGGGGATAACCCGGCAGCGGGTCTACCAGCTCGAAAAGGGCGAGAGCCCTTCTGGCCCCCTTTCGCTGCTCCTGGAACGGCTGTCAAAGAAGGCGGCGCGGAATGGCTAGGGACGACCGCGAGTTCCGATTGACTGTGGTGATCGCCGATGTTCTCCGCTTCCGGGGGATGCCCGATCTGTACTGGACCCACCTCCCCTTCGGCGAGGCTCGATCCGAGCGTACCGGAGCCCGCCTCAAGCGGATGGGGACCAGACCAGGCGCTCCCGATTTTCTCCTCATTCGGAACGGCCGCTGCATTGGCCTTGAGCTGAAGGAGAAGGGTGGCCGGCAGTCCGACAATCAGCGGGCCACAGAGTCGGCGTGGACCCTTGCCGGGGGCTTGTATCGCTGCTGCAAGGGCTATGACGAGACTGTGGCGTTTTTGGAGATGGTGGGGCTTATCCGCCCCGATCGTTCTGTCATCCCTGCGGAGGCTACCGAATGACCTGGCGCACCCTCAACGCTGACGAGCGGACGGCGCTCTGTGAACCGCTCCGGGCTTCTGGCCTCTCAGCCCGTCAGATGGCCGAGCGCATCGGCACCACCCGCCACGCCATCGTTGGGCACTACTACCGCCATTTGAATGGGCTGGGAACGCTGCCCAAGGCCGTTAAGCCCGTCGCCGCTGTCCGAGTGCGGGCGCCTCGCCCCCGGCCCCTGCGCCCCATCCCAGCGCCTCAGGTGCCGATCGTGGTTGAGGAGATCGAGACGCCCCCCATCCGGTTCCTAGACAGGAAGATGGGCAGGGAATGCGCCTACATCCTCGACATAGCCTCGCTGACCTGCTGCGGCCGGGCCACTCCGCTGGAGGCGTCGTGGTGTTCCAAACATAGGCAGGTCGTATTTGGGAGGGACTAAATGACTTCGTGGGTACGCCTATCCACCCCATTTGCCCGGAAGATCGAAGCCAAGGCAATGGCCCTGCAAGCCATACAGGCGGCGCTACAGCCACAGGGAGCCCCGCCCGCTGTCCTACAGCCCGAGGAACCTTCCGCGCCTCCAGACCCCGTTTCTGTGGAGCCGTGGCCCCCTTACAGGCCAGCCCAGGCTCTGCCCTTCGAGAAGCCGGTGCGGCCGCAGCCGCTATGGCGCACCATCACCGAGGATGTCGCCGCAAGGCATGGGTTCACGTTCCATGATCTGGTCGGCACTGGGCGGGGCTCGGCAAAGCTGGTCGCAGCCCGCCACGAGGCCATCTCGATCGTCAAGACCGAGTGCCGCGTCTCGTCGGAGAAGCTCGGCGTCTGGTTCGGTAATCGGGACCACACCACCATCCTCCATGCCATCAAGCGCCATGCCGAGCGGAACGGGCTATGACGCCGCTTCGGCTCCTTGACCTGTTCAGCGGGATAGGCGGCTTCAGCCTCGGCCTTGAACGATCGGGAGGCTTCAGGACTGTTGCATTCTGCGAGATAGAGCCATTCCCCCGCAAGGTGCTCAGGAAGCACTGGCCAGAGGTTCCCATTTATGACGATGTTAGAACCCTTACCGCCGAACGCCTCGCCGCAGATGGAATTGGGGTTGATGCTATCTGCGGCGGCTTCCCCTGCCAGGACATCAGCACGGCAGGGAAGGGCGCGGGCATTGATGGCGAGCGCAGCGGTCTATGGTCAGAGTACGCCCGTCTTGTTGGCGAACTACGACCGCGATACGTCATCGTGGAGAACGTCGCAGCGCTCCTTGGTCGAGGGCTGGACCGTGTTCTCGGAGACCTGGCCGCGCTCGGGTTTGATGCGGAATGGCATTGCATACCAGCTTCCTACGCTGGTCTCAGACAGCTTCGGGACCGAGTTTGGATTGTGGCCTACCCCGAATGCGACAGCATTCAAGGGCGGTCGCTCATCGCCTCGGCGTGGCATAAAACATCCAGAGCGGAACAACTGGCAGGATTGGTGCAGCCTGGTGCTTGGCCAACGGTATCCAGTTCCCGAGACCGCGGAACAGGTCATGGGGTTCCCAACGGGACACACCGCAATAGAGCTCTCGGCAACGCCGTAGTGCCTCAAATCCCTGAGCTGATCGGCAAGGCCATCGTGGGGCTTGCGCTCCCTGCCACATCGGAGGTAAGGTGACTCGTTCTACCCCCTTGGCTGATCCCCGAGGGGTTCCGCACTGGCGGGGAAAGACAGGGTGGCTGACCTCCCCTGTCGACCCCGGCCGGTTCTAGCGAGGTCAGGGTTTCGCATGCCAGACAGTGCCACAGTTCCGTCAGATGACCTCCTTGACGATTTGATCAAGGCAGGGAACCCGTCACACATTATCAAGCGCGTTGCGATGCTTTTGGCCGAGGTCGAAGCACTGAACGCCCGTCGCGCTAAAGACGCCTCCCGCAAGGCAGAGGAGCGGGCCTTTCAACGTCCTGTGTCCAAGGACATCCAAGGACTCGTTGGACACCCACGGACATCCTCCTCACGTGCGAGCGCGCGCGCAGAACCAGTAACTACTCTTTCTTCAGAGAAGGAAGAGAAGAAAGAAAGCAAGGAAGCAAGGAAGGAGACAACGCCTTCGGCGTCACGAGGATGTCGGATGCCCGAGGACTTCGCTCCCGACATTGATGCGGCAATAGCCGAGGGGATGGACCCTGAGGAAGCGCGACGGACTGCCGCCAAGTTCAGGGACTGGTGGCTCGCGGCTCCCGGCGCCAAGGGCGTAAAGGCCAATTGGCCAGCGACGTGGCGAACGTGGTATCGGAAGAACCTCGACGACCACAAGGCGCGTGGTTCCCCGCCTCAAGGCCAAAGGGCCGGGAACGGAACCGGCTACAACGGGAAGGAAACCCTCGGGGATATCCTCAATGCCGCCAAGGCGGCGATAGCGGCGAGAGACAGCGGAAATGGACGACAACTCGACCTCGTGGCACTCCCGGCCGGACGCCCCGGAAATGGTGGCGGCAATCACGCGCCTCCTGATGGCATTCAGGGACCGGCCGACCGACCCGAAAGACCTGGTAGCGATCTACTGCGACGCATTCGAGAGTCTGCCGCTGGGGTTCATTGAACAGGTCTGCGGCAAGTTCACGAAGGGAAAGGTCGAAGGCCACAACATGGCGTTTGCCCCGTCGGTGGCCGAGTTCTGGGCCGTCGTAGACCGCATCCGCGACGAGGAGGCTGAACACGAGCGCCTCATGCGCCGCGCTGAAATCCCCCGCATTGAAGACCGCCGCCCACCGCTTCCGAAAATCGAGCGCGGCTATCACCCAAGCTGGGACCTCCTCGGCCGCAAGCCGCTCGAAAAAGGCATGGGAACGATCTCGAAGCTTATCGAGCCCCACCTAGCAAAAGGCTGGAAGCCCAGCGCTCCGCTCGATCCCAATCTACTCAATTCCCTGCCTGACGCTAAACCCCGGAAAACCGGCTAAACAATTATGGCCGCACGCCTCCCCCCCTCAGCTTTTCGCATGTCCGACGAGCATCGGCTTAAGATTGCTAACTCAAACATCCTCAAATGCTTGATCCAGCACGCTGAAGGAACACGCGAGATGTCCTCGACGCAAGTCGCCGCAGGCCTCGGCCTCCTCCGTAAAGTGTTGCCAGACCTAGCGATTGTCGAGATGTCGGGGGAGGTGCAGCATTCCTTCGTTGCCCGCATCCCTGAACCAGCAGCAAACGCAACGGAATGGCTGGCTTCCCAGGCTCCGAAGCAGCTCGACCTGAAGGCAGAGCCGAAGAAAGTTTGAGGCTTACGCGGATAACACTTGACGGATAACCGGACAGCGGCTAACTTAGGGACATCGAAACAAGGAACTACCCCGATGACCTCTGAGACCCGCCGCACCGAATGGTACACCGTCGCTGGCAAGGACGCATGGCAGGGAAGCGGCATCGACGCCTACCGCATCTGGATGCGTAAGGACGCCTGGAACACGATGCAGCGCCATGAGTGGCGGCGCACGGATGGCACCACCTACTGCGAAGGCTGGATCAGGGGCGGCAGCGCTTCCACCCCCTTCGCCAAGAACATGACGACGGTTGGGGCATGAGCAAGCTCGACCAGATCAGAGCCCTAAGGGAGGCGGCCGCAAAGGCCCCTCCTGCTCCGTTCCCGCAGCCCAAGATCGTGCTGGCGGATGGGCGGCTGGCTATCGAGGACACCGCTCCCATCATCCCTGCCCCTCTCAAACGCAGAGCCAAGGGAACCGGACGTGATCCAGTAAAGCGCCGCGCCTACATGAGAGACCTCATGCGGAAGAGACGGGCGGCAAAGAAGGAGCAGGGAACATGAGCAAGCCGCTGCCGTTCCGCTACACGCTCATTGAGCCCGATGGGCGGGAGATAGTCATATCGACCAAAGAGCCACTGACGCCGGCGGCGCTCGGCGTTATGGTTGGCGTGGTCGCGTCAGACAAGAAGCCCAGTGACTGACCCCACCGTCATATGGTCCCCGCAGGTCGGGCCGCAGTGGTCGCTCGTCACATGCCCCGTCTTCGAGGTCTTCTACGGCGGGGCTCGTGGTGGGGGCAAGACGGATGGTGTTCTAGGCGAATGGCTCTCCCACGCGGCCAAGTACGGGGAGAACGCAATCGGCCTGATGGTCCGCAGGGAGCGGACGCAGCTCATCGAGACGATCGAGCGCAGCCGCATCCTGTATTCCCCGCTCGGGGCCAAGTACCACGAGCAGGACAAGATGTGGCGTTTCCCGAATGGCGCCCGCCTTCGGTTTGCCTACCTGGAGAGTGACAGCGATGCCGACGCCTACCAAGGGCACAGCTATACGAGAGTCTATGTCGAAGAGGTGGGGACATTCCCCCGGCCAGAGCCAGTTCTTAAGCTTATGGCAACGCTACGCAGCGGTGCAGGTGTCCCCGTGGGTTTTCGAGCTACTGGAAACCCTGGAGGACCAGGGCACAATTGGGTACGCGCCCGATACATCGACCCGCAGCCGGCTGGCTGGGCTGTTGGAGCGCGGCGGTTTCGTAATCCCTTCACCGGAAACGAAGTAGAGCGGGACTGGGTCTACATTCCCAGCCGCCTAGCAGACAACCACTACCTCGGTGACGAGTATGTTGCTAACCTCTTCATGTCCGGCAGCCCTGCTCTCGTCAAAGCCTGGCTGGAGGGCGACTGGTCTGCAATCGAGGGGGCCTTCTTCGACTGCTGGGCTCCTCTTCGCCACATCGTCCGACCTTTCGCCGTTCCTGACGACTGGCTCCGTTTTCGCTCCATGGATTGGGGAAGCGCTGCCCCGTTCTCTGTGGGTTGGTGGGCGGTGGTGGGAGATGACACCGGAAGTCTGCCGCGTGGCGCGCTCGTTCGATATCGCGAATGGTATGGAACCGGCGGCAAGCTGACCGCTGAGGAGGTCGCTCACGGCATCATGGAGCGGGAGGCATCCGACGCCCACCTGATCCGCTACGGGGTTCTGGACCCATCCGCCTTCGCCCAGGATGGCGGCCCATCGATCGCAGAGCGCATGCACGCCGCAGCCAGAGCCTCGAACAAGCAGCTTCTGTTCCGCCCGGCCGACAACAAGCGCGTATCCCAGAAGGGCGCCATGGGCGGCTGGGACCAGATGCGAGCGCGGATGAAGGGCGGGGAGGATGGGCGGCCGATGCTGGTCACGTTCTCGACCTGCCTCGACTTCATCCGGACCATTCCGGTTTTGCAGCACGACAAGGACAAGCCCGAGGACCTCGATAGCGAGGGCGAGGATCATGCTGCGGACGAAGCTCGATATGCCTGCATGTCCCGGCCTTGGGTGGCTCAGCCTGTTCCGAAGAACGAGCCCCGCCCGATGATGGTGGGGGCCGGCAATAGGGCAACGCTGAATGATGCGTGGCGGGATCGTGAGGCAGAGGGCTTGCAGCGGGCGCGGATTTGATCTAGCCTCCTCTGGCTCGCTCCTTGTTCTTCGAGCGTTTCCTCCCTGATGCCACTTGGCCTCCGTTCGTATGGACGGGGGCCTTTTTCTATGGCAGTGTCCCCCGAACTGATTTGAGGGGATGGCCCGCATGATGCACCCGGCAACGCCACGGGACCAGTCAACCGTAAGCCTCACGGCTTCAGGCACCACGGGCAACGTCGCCATCGGCGGCTCGGCCACGACCACGCAGGGCGTGCTTCAGACGGTGCAGATCATCGTCACGAGCGCAGCCACCACGAACGGCCTCTCAGGCGGCACGGCGGCCTCTGTGGCCTACCTTCGGTTCGGTACATCGAGCGCCATCGAGGCTGCGGCACCGAGCGGTGCAACCCCTGGCGGCCTTCCGATCCTCCCCGGCTCGATCCAGACCTTCACCATCCCTGCCAGCTACTACACCCACGTAGCGGCGATCACGCCGGCCACCGGTGGCGCTCTGCTGTTCTTCACGCAGGCCTACGGTCCTTAAGTGCAGCGGAACTACCGCTTCAGGCCAGCAGCGGTTGCCCAGAGCGGCGCGGCAGGGTTCAACCCGCTGTCGCTGTTCACGGCCTACAGCGCTGCCGGCCTGTACATCCCGAACTTCAATGACTTCAACCTGCTCTTTCAGGACAGCGCCGGAACGGTCCCTGTTACGGCAGTTGCCGACCCGATTGGCAAGGTCGTGGACTCGGGGCCCACGGGCACGACCATGACGCAGGCGACGGCGGGATCGCGTGGAACGCTCCGTCTCGTCGGGTCGGATTATGTCTGGCGCGGCGATGGCGTTGCGATGTGCCTTAACACAAACCTGTCGCCCGGCTCGTCCACAACCTATGTCTTCGGCGTCAACTTCGCCGCTACCTCATCTCTGGACGCTATCTCTGGGTCGCGGACGGGGACGACGACGACGAGGTCGATATTCCTGAGCGATGCTTCGGGGAAGCTGGCGGGCGGCGTCGGCAATCAGGACCAGACGACCATCACGGGCGGGTCGGATATTCGCACGGTTCCCGGAGTCGGGGCGCTGCGGTACAACGGCACCAACGTCCAGTTATGGTGGCGTCCTGCTGGTGGCACCCTGACGACCCTTTACGGTCCGTCCGCTCAGTCAGGAACGCCGAACACGACGATACCGCTCTACATCGGCGCTCAGAACGTCAACAATGCTGCGGCTGGCGTTATCCCGCTCGATGGCGACATCTACTCCGCCTTCGTCATCAAGGCGTCGTTGACTGACGGGGACCTCGCGGCCTTGATCGGATCGATGCCGCCATTCGGGGCGCCGATCGTTCCTGGCGTCCTGTCTTTGCCGATTGACCTCCCCCTAGGGGATACGTCAGCTTATGTCGGCGTAACGAGCGACCTCGCGTCTGGCTCGGTATATTGGGTCGTCTCGACCAGCGCAGTGCAGCCAACGGCGGCGCAGATCAAGGCGGGACAGGATAGTACGGGGTCGGCGGCTACTGCATCAGGCAATCAGGCTGCTGCGGTCGGCGCTCAGTCGGCTACTGCGACGGGGCTGTCGTCTAACACGGCCTATTACGCTTACTTCGTCCAGTTCAACGGCCAATATTCCAACGTTTCCAGCGGTGGCGGGTTCACGACGCTGACGACGGGAACGAGCGACACCAGCTTCGATACGCTGGTCGCCGCGATGACGACGCCGCCGACGACGCTTCGGTCTGGCTACATTGCCCAGTTTATCCAGGCGCTCTATGCGGCCGGCGTCTGGACGAAGATGGACCTGCTTTACATCCTTGCCGCGGCAGACTCGCAGGCGGGCTATCTCAACTGGATCGCGCCAGCCTCGTTTGCACTGACGGCAGCAGGAACGGGGACGTTCACGGCTGATCGTGGTTGGGCCGGCAACGGGACGACCGGCGTTCTCAACACGGGTTGGGACCCGGCAACGAATGCGGTTCAGTACACCAGGAACATAGCCCACATCGGTGTCTATGTCCTGACGACAGGCAATGGGGTCTCGAACTTCGGATCGGTGACTGCCGCCGACGTGTATGCCGCTGTCGGCACTACGCGGCTGCGTATCAATGGCACGGGTGGAACGGTGGTTGAGACGGCGACGCCTCCCTGCCATCTCATGGGTATCCGCAGGAATGACGCCGCGAACATTCTCCCGTTCATCGACGGCGTGGCCGGGACCTCGATAGCGCAGGCATCGGCGGCGCTTAGCTCGGTCGATCTTGGGATAGGTCGGCACAACACGACATTCTATGGCACTGGCCAGAATGCCGCCGCTCATATCGGCAGCCAGTTGGACAATACCGAGGAGTTGGCCCTCTACACGGCCCTTAACGTCTACATGGTCGCAGTCGGCGCAGATACATAGGAGCACACCATGGCACTGATTGAACTGTCCGAAGACGAGATGTCCGCAGTAGCACAGGCCCTGGACGGCCTCGTGATCCAGATGAGCCTCAAGGGGGCGGCAACGCTGCTAGCCGTGAGGACGAAACTGATGCAGGGGCTGGCCCGGCAGGGAACGGAAGGTGTGAAGATGGCCAAGGACGCGATCGATCCCACGCCGATACGGAGCGGCATGGTCCCGGCGACCGCGGCGGAGCTCGACGCTCTGGCCGAGGCTGGCGCATTCCGCGCCGACATTCCCTACACTCCCCGCATGGCCAAGACCAATGGCCACGACCCCCTCATGATCGACGGGAAGCGCATCTGATGGCCAACATGTTCGACGAAGCCGCCGCTGGCGAGTTTTACCGGGCCGCTGTTCGGGCAATAGCCCAAGGGGAGGGCATGGTGATGGTGCCGGCTCTCCTGCCCACCAGACCCAACACCGTGATCCGCTCGACGACGGCCGAAGCGAGGTGGGGCAAGTCTCTTGCGGCAACTGTTCCAGAAGTCAAGTACCGGGAGGGTATTACGCCGATAGAGGTGCTAGAGCAGGCTATCGCCCGCACTGACATTGCGGTTAGGTTCATTCAGGAACTTGAAGAACTCGGCCCGGACAACAACGAGCCAACCATCGCTTCTGTGGATGAAAAGCCCTAGTGGCCAAGACCACATATAAAGCGGGATCGGACGGAGAGGTTGAGCGCATCACCAAGCGCGCCAGCCTCGACGATGTCGATCGCCAGTCCGCCCCCGATGGGGATGGCCCCGATGTGGTCAATTTCTGGATCACCGAGCTTGGCCGGTATGAAACCGAGTTCAAGCCGTGGACCGCCCGCTGCGAGAACATCGTTCGCCGCTATCGGGACGAGCGGGATCAGGTCAACCGGGGGCAGGTCAAATACGCCATCCTCTGGAGCAATATCCAGACCCTCAAGCCTGCGGTGTTCTCCCGAGCCCCGCAGCCGGTCGTTGAGAGGCGGTATCTCGACAGCGACCCGCTGGGGCGCATCGCCTCCCAGACCCTTGAGCGCGCCACAGAGACGACCATAGAGCTGGGCAGGCTCTACCAGCAGGGCGACAAGGCCATCTTGGATTACCTGCTCGTCGGGAGGGGCCAGCTCTGGGATCGCTACGAGCCCGAGTATTCCGTCTCGACCGCCGCCATCACTACGCCATCGGACGATGCTGGCCCCGAGGATGTGGAAAGCGATGGGGAGCAGGACGACCAGCCTGACCAGGAAGTCACGTGGGAGAAGGTTTGCACCGACTACGTCTATTGGGCTGACTTCGCCCACAGCGCCGCCCGGTCGTGGGATGAGGTGTGGTGGGTCGCTCGTCGGGCATGGCTCACGAGAGAAGAGGGCACCAAGCGGTTTGGTTCTGTGTTCCGCAAGGTGTCCCTCAAGCGCCCGGACACCGATCGCAACGCCCTGACTTCGGCACAGCGGGACAGAGCCCCGAAGGCCGAGGTGTGGGAGATTTGGGACAAGAACGGCCGGGAGGTGTTCTTCATCGCCCCCGACCTTCCGAGCCAGATATTGGAGCGTGTTCCCGACCCCCTTGGGCTGCACGAGTTCTACCCGTGCCCAGAGCCGATCTACGCCACGCTGACCAACGGCAGCCTCGTCCCGGTCCCTGACTACGCCGAGTACCAGGATCAGGCCGACGAGATCGACAACCTGACCAACCGCATTTCCCGGATCACGGGAGCGCTGAAGGTGGTTGGTCTGTATGCCGGCGACACCCCGCAGCTTGCCCGCCTCCTGCTCTCGACCACCGACAACACCATGATCCCGGTGGATAACTGGGCGGTGTTTGCGGAGAAGGGCGGGGTCGAGGGCTCAGTATCGTGGATGCCGGTGAAGGACCTCGCGGGCGTCCTGATGACGCTGTACGAGGCTCGTGAGGCCGCCAAGCGGGACCTGTTCGAGATTACCGGCATGTCGGACATCGTCCGGGGTCAGGCTTCGGGGGCGGCGAAGACGGCGACGGAGCAGCGGATAAAGGGGCAATTCGCCTCCCTGCGCCTTGACAGTCGCCGCAAGGATGTAGCCCGCTTCATGCGGGACATCATCGCCATAACGGGCGAGATCATCGCCGAGCACTTCTCTCCTGAGCTTCTGATGGAGATGACTGGCATGTTGCCGGTTATCACCGAGGAGCTTAAGGACATGGAGCAATCCGCTCCCCAGCCGCCCCAGGTTGCTCCCCAGGGGATGGCGGGGATGGGCGCGGGGCCTGCCGGGCCGGTTCCTCCTGGTGGTGCCCCGCCGCCCGCACAGATGCCCGGGGTGGGCGTCAGCGGCGGGATGGGGGCGCCAATGCCCCCGCCCGCTCCCCCTCCCGATCCCAAGGTCATCGCCATGCAGGCGATGGCCAAGGCCATGGAGCTGCTTCGGAACGATAAGATGCGGACCTTCCGCATCGACATAGAAACCGATAGTACGGTTGAGGACGACGCCATCTCCGGCAAGGAGGAAGTGGCCGAGTTCATGGGCGCGATTGCCCAGTTCCTCAACGGCGTGCTCCCGGTGGTTCAGGCAGCCCCGCCGCTTCTCCCGCCGATGGTCGCCTCCCTGCAATACGCCATGCGCCGGTTCAAGATGGGCCGGTCGGTAGAGGCCGCCTTTGATGCAGCCTTCGAGCGGCTTGAGAAGGCCGCCAAGGACGGCGCAGGCCAGCCGCCGCCCGATCCTGCGCTTGAGGCAGCCAAGGCCAAGGCGAAGGCAGATATCGAGTCCACCATGATCAAGGCCGCAGCCGAGCAGCGCAAGGCTCAGATGCAGGAGCAGATCGACGTGGCCGAGATGGCAATGAAGCAGCGCAAGATGCAACTCGACGCCGAGAAGATGGAGCAGGAGGCCGAGGCCGCCCGCCAGAAGCATGTTGGGGCTATGCGGAAGATGGCCCTTGAGGCTATGATGCCCGCACCAAAGGCAGCAAACGGAGCACAGGCATGAACGATCGCGAGATACTCGGGGCTTTTAGCGGCGGCAGCATTCGCTTGGCAGGCTCAGCGCCCGTCATTTGGGTATGCACGGCGGACCTTCGCTGGAATGGGGATGTGCTAGAGCAGCGGTGGGCTCAACAGTTCAGAGACGAGCACGAATGGCGGGCTGTTCCGAAGGCGGCCAATGGCTCGTAGCGTCTGGGTCTATCGGGACGGGAAATTGGTGCCCAAGCACGAGGCCGCTTCCCTGCAATTCGCCTCGGCTCAGGTGGTCAGGGACCAAATGGACCCCTTACGCCACATGGCGACCGGCGAAATGGTTGACAGCAAGTCGATATTCCGCCAAATAACGAAGGCGCATGGTTTGGAGGAGGTCGGAACGTCCGCCCCTACCCCAAATCACCGGCACAGCGACCGTCAGGCTATCGTGAACGCGGCAGGCAAGGCATTGCAGATGGTGCGTGAGGGCTACAAGCCCAATCCGCAGACCGTCGGCGGCGTCGGGGGAACTGGCTGGCATGACTGATACGCTTACCACGACAGAGATTGCGCCCGCTCCCGAGCCCGTAGAGGCCCCGGTCGTAGCGGATGCCCCTGTCGTCCCTGCCCCTACTGAAACCCTATCAGCCATTGAAACGGCCACCCGAGCCGCAATGGATGAGGTCAAAGCCCGCGCCCGCGACGAGCAGGGCCGCTTTGTCCCCAAGACCGAGGCGACTGCCTCCACAACCAACCCGGCACAGCCGGAGTCCAGCAGGGTCGAGGCGTCAGCAGCGGATCAAGCCCCCAAGGCTCCGCGTACTGGCCCTCCCCCTGGCTGGACACCCGAAGCAAAGGCCGAGTGGCCGTCCATGTCGCCTGCCCAACAGGCCGCAGCGCACAAGCGCGAGGACAACTACGAAGCCGGCATTTCCAAATACAAGCGGGACTTGGAGACCCTCTCCCCCGTCAAGGCCCTCCTTGATGAGAACGCGCCCCGCTTCGCTCGCCTGAACGTTGATGCACCTACGGCCCTCCGTCAGCTCTTCACGTTCCAGGATCAATTTGAACGCGATCCGGCAAGCCTTATCCGGCACATTGCCAATACGGCTCGGATCGATCTCCGACAACTGGCACAGACGCCAACCGCTAGCGCGAGCCCCGCAGCAGCGACGCCACCTGCACGCCCGAATGTCGCCCCCGACGTTTCCCAGATCGTAGAAGAGCGCCTGAACGCACGCGATGCACAGCGCTCCCTTGCTGAGTTCGAGAGCAACCCTGCCAACAAGCACGCCAAGGACCCCGCCGTAAGGCAGGCCATGGCTGGCGCGCTGGCTGGTGGCGCGACGAACCTCACCGAGGCTTACGATCGGGCCATCTGGTCGCTTCCGCATCTTCGGGAGACCCTGATGGCTGACCGTGAAGCTACGGCCAAGAAGGCCGCGGCTGACAAGGTAGCGGCTGCCCAGAAGGCTGCCATCGGCATCAAGGGCGGAAGCCCCAACGGTGCCCGACCGGCGAGCTTTGGGACCGTGACCAACGGTGGAGGGGCCGAGGGCGCCGCACGGGCTGCAATGGCCGCTCTGAGGGGGTAAGTCCTAGCGGGTAGCCCAGAAAGGGGCACCCGTGAGCTTCCCTAATCCTGCTATTGGCGACCTCGTCGCCACCACCATCGAGAACTACTCCAAGGAGGCGGCAGATGCCGTCACCCGTAACAACGGACTCCTGAACCGCCTCAAGAAGCGGGGCAACAACCGCGCCTACGTCCCGATCGACGGCGGCACGGCCATCCTCCAGGAGATCCAGTACGCCCAGAACTCCACTTCGATGTGGTATTCGGGCTACGAGCAGATCAACATCTCCCCGAGCCAGATTTTCACGGCGGCTCAGTACCCGATCCGGCAGGCTGCGGTTGCGGTCACCTTCTCGGGTCTTGAGGAGCTGATGAACGCTGGCGAAGAGCGTATGATCGAACTCGTCGCCGGTCGCGTCGAGAACGCCGCCAACACGCTTCAGTCGCTCATTGCCGTTGGCATCTACAGCGACGGCACCACGGCCAAGTCGATCACGGGCCTCCAGGCCCTTGTCTCGACCTCCCCGTCGTCCGGCACGATCGGTGGCATCCCCGCTACTACGTGGGAGTTCTGGCGCAACATCGCCTATTCCGCTGTCACCAACGGCGGCGCGGCGGCGACGGCGGCCAACATCAACCGCTACATGGATGCGGTCTACGCCCAGCTCGTCCGTGGTTCGGACAAGCCGGACCTGTGGGTCGCCGACAATAACTACTGGATGCTCTACAAGCAGTCGATGCAGCCGATGCAGATCACCGAGTCCTCGGAGATGGCTCAGGCGGGCTTCCAGAACATCATGTACATGGGCTCGCCGGTCATCATGGACGGCGGCTTCCAGGGCTATGGCACCTACGGCGATGCCAACGCTTCGGACTACATGCCCGATGGCGGCGTTCCGGCCAATACCATGTACGCACTCAACACCAAGTACCTTCACTATCGTCCGCACCGCGACCGGAACTTTGTCCCGATCCGCGGCGACCGCTGGTCGGTCAATCAGGACGCAACCGTTCGCCTCACTGGTTGGGCCGGTGCTCTGACTACGAGCAACCGTCGCTTCCAGGGCGTCCTCTCGGCCTAGGAGACCACCAACATGCCCACTTCCAAGTATGCGATCTCGGGCGCCCTTGGCGTTCCGCTCGGCGCTGTCTTCACTCCCGACAGCGCGTCCGTCACTTACGTCAACGGCCTCTACCCGAACCTCGCCCTCGGCACGCAGGTGACCGCGACGGATGGCTCGACGTGGATACAGGTCCTGATGGATACGGGCGGCATTACCGGCGACGGTTATGTCTGCACGTATGACCGGGACTTCCTGGCCATCATGCTCTCGACGTCCACGGACCTCTACGGCAAGTCGGTCGGCGTCCCTAACTGCGGTGCTGCCGCAGCCGGTGACTATGTCTGGCTCCAGATCATGGGCGAAGTCGAAGATGTGCAGGTTGCCGCTTCGGCTGACCCGAACGTCGATCTCGTGGCCACGGCTACGGCGGGCGAACTGGACGACGACGTTACGACCGGCCTCTTCGTGAAGGGCCTCGTCCTTACCACCGCTCGCGGCGGCACTGCGGGCGTTGCGCCGGGCTACGCTGCCCAGCCGATGGTCATCGACACGCTGTACGAGCCGGAGACGTAGCCCATGCCTCTGGCCGGTATCTCCTCAGTCGATCCGAACACCGGGATCGCGACCTACGGGTCGAACACGGTGTTCCCTCGGTTCTACACCGACAAGAAGCTCAACACGTCGAAGGTGGATCGCACCAAGCCGTGGGTGAAGCAGCATCGCGACGATATCCCCCCCGGAGCCTTCTGGGAGGTCTGCCACATGGTTCAGGTCAACATTCCGGGCGAGATCGACTCGATGGCCTACGAGGCCAACGAAATCTACCAGCGCCGCTGGCCCAAGGACTGGGAGGCGTACAAGAACGGCATGGATATGGCCGTCTCCGGTACGCCCCTCCACGTCCTGTTCCCGGACAGCCCTGAAGTGATTGCGGAGCTTGCCCGCATTCGCACCCACACGGTCGAACAGCTTGCCGCCCTGTCGGATACGGGTATCGGCCACATCCCTCGTGGCCTCACCCTCCGCAACACGGCTCAGGCGTTCGTCCAGGCCAAGTCGGGCGTTAACCCCGAAGTGGACGCGCTCAAGGCCCAGAACGAAGCCCTTGCGGCTCGTCTGGCCGCTCTCGAGGCCGCCTCGGTGGTTCCGGTGAAGCGTGGTCCGGGCCGACCCCCGAAGGTCCAGCAGGCGGCTGAGCCGCAGGAGGTGCCTCTTGGCATTGCAGTCTGATCTAGTCGGCGCTCACCTCTACCCCGGTCAGGCGGACCTGCTCGGCTACGTCATCGAGACGACAGCCGGTGCAGGAACGACCCAGGGTGCGGGTACGGTGATCGGCCCTGAACTCCTCATGACCCGCGCGACGACGACCGGGGGCGCTACGGCGTTCACCCTGTCGGCTTCCATGCCGCTTGCTGCCCCGTACTACTTCACCAACACCTCGGCAACGGCAGCGCTCCTGTTCCCGCCCACGGGCGGGGCCATCAACGGCGGCTCGACCAATGCATCGGTTTCTGTTCCGCAGAACCTGACGCTGACGATCATCCGCCAGTCCGCGACGGCCTTCGTGGTCACGCTGTCGGACGGCTCGCTATCATCCCTGACCGTTTCGGGGCTGACCCAGACCAACACCCTGTCGGTTGTCTCGACCTCGACCTTCGCGGGCGATGCGACCATGACCGGGATCGTCGGCTCTGACTCCTCGATGGGCGTCACTGGCCTTGCTTCGACGCAGGGCGGCGCTGTTGCCCTCGTCGGTGGTGCTTCATCGACCTCGGCCAATGCCGGTGGTGCGGTGACAGCTGTGGGTGGCGCTGGTGGCGCTACAGGCGTCGGCGGTGCCGTTACCCTCACGGGTGCAGCCGGTGGCGCTACTTCGGGCGCTGGCGGTGCTGTAACGGCCACGGGCGGCGCTGGTACGGCAGGCAATGCCGCTGGCGGCGCTGTCTCTGGGATCGGCGGTGCCGGTCAGGGCTCGGCGGCTGGTGGTGCGGTCATCCACACGGGCGGCGTCGGTGGCGCCACTGGTGCGGGCGGCGCGGTTACGGCGACGGGTGGTGCCGGTGGTGCTACCTCTGGCGTCGGTGGGGCTGTATCGCTGGTCGGCGGCGCTGGTGCTGCCGGCAACTCGGCGGGTGGCGCTGCTGCCCTTACGGGCGGCGCTGGACAGGGTACGGCCTCGGGCGGTGCTCTGACTGCCACGGCGGGCGCTTCCGGCGCAGGTGCGACTGGTACGGGCGGCGTTGTCACCATCTCGGGCGGGGCCTCGCTGGCCACGAACGGTAATGGTGGCTCGGTCATCCTCAACGGTGGCGCTTTGGCCGGTACGGGCAAGAAGGGCGCCGTTATCAATCGCGGCACCGTCACGGCCAACCCGCAGGGCGCTCCGACTGCCAAGACCACCACTTCCGCCATCACGGCGGCCGAACTGGTCACTGGCATCATCACGACCACGGGTGCCACGGCTCCCAGCGTCCATCAGCTCCCGACCGGCACGCTCCTCCTCGCCGAACTGCCAAACTTCGCGGCCGGTGATAGCTTCGACTTCTCGATCATCAACACCGGCACGGGCGCCTCGGACGACGCCACGATCACCGTCAACACCGATGTTACGATCGTTGGTTCTCCGACCGTTGGCTCTCTGACGGATGCGACGATCATTGCAGGCTCGGGACGCTTCCGGGCCAGATACACAGGTGGGGTCACCTGGATCGTCTACCGGCTGTCCTAGCCGGTGGCGCTCTTTGACGCCCTTACCGCGAGGAGTATGAGCCAGAAACAGGCTCAGCTCCTTGCAAGCGCAATCGGTGGCGGAGGCTTGCCCTCCGTCATCGGCGCGGACAACACCCTGCTGACTTCCACTGGCGCCGTAGCGCAGTGGGAAACCCTCTCCTCCCTCATTGACGCTGTCTTTGGCTCTACGCGGGGCATGATGCTTCGTCGAGGCGCTTCCGCATGGGAAGCCTTCGCCAAGGGCACGCAGTACCAGGCTCTTACGGGTGGGGCGACCGACCCGACATGGGCGGCGATCGACGTATCCCAAGCCTCTGCCATCACCGGGACGCTCGGGATCGGCAATGGTGGCACGGGCCAGACGACGGCCAATCCTGCATTCAATGCCCTTGCTCCCACCACGACACGGGGCGACCTCATTCGCAGAGGGGCTTCTGTCAACGAGCGCGTGGCTCTGGGGGCTACGGGAACCATTCTGGGCTCCGATGGTACGGACCCGATCTGGCGGACGCTGACGGCCATCCTTGACGCGGTGATAGGCTCGTCGCAGGGAACGATCATCAAGCGCGGGGCCTCGTCGTGGGAGGCGCTGGCCAAGGGCACGAGCACCTACGTCCTGACGGCGGGAGCCTCGGACATCTCATGGGCAGCACCTGCTTCATCAGGGCAGCCGATCCCGACAAGTTCGTCATATGCCGTTGGGTCGCTCGTGTTCATGTACTATTCCAGCGTGACTGCCGTTACTAACGGGTCAACGGCCGGTGGAGGCAACCTTGAGCCAGCAGTCGGAACGGCAGCCGCGGACATCCTCGCCGGAAGCGCTGCGACCCAAAGCGGGACGTGGCTGAACGTATCCGGCCAGACGCAGGATAACAACGGCACCTATCGCTACGGCTACTGGGTGAGGACGGTATGATCCGGGTTCGGAACATCGTGGCCCGCAAGGATGGGATGACCGACTGCGAGGTCGAGCACCCCGTCTATGGCTGGGTTCCGTTCACAGCATCTCCTCATGATGTCGAGTCCCACGGGCGCGAGATTTTTGCTGCCATCGATGCCGCGAAGGGCGCAGATATGGTAGAGGTAGAGGCGGAGTTCGCGAAGCCGGTATCGGCCCAACTGGCCGAGCTGCGGACTGAGTTGGCGGCGCTCAAGGAGGCAAGAAAGTGACGACTGCCCTCGCCATTGCCAACGCCGCCGTCGCCGAGTTGGGCCTTCCTGATCTGGCTACGCTGTATGGGGCGACCGCCAACGCCACTGAGCGCCAGATGGGCGCTCTCCTCAATCGCGTCTGCAAGGAACTTAACGCCGAGTACGAATGGACCCGCACGATGCGGGAACAGACGTTCTACCTCGAGGAGCCGTTCACCCTCACGGGCGATGTCGTGGCTGGCTCCCGCGTCGTCACCAACATGAGTTCCACGTCCGAGTTCATCACGGCGGGGGCTTCGGCCTTTTCGGTCCAGAACGCCGATGGGACGACGGACAACATCAACCAGGCAACCCGCGTCGATACGCGGGACAGCACGACCCAGATCACGCTCAATCAGGCCGCCATCGCATCCGGGACCGCGGTAGAGCTGGAATTCGTCAGGGACACCTACGAACTCAATTCGGCCATGTCCCGGTACATCTCGGATACGTGGTGGGACCGCTCCAACCACTGGCGGCTGATCGGTCCTATCTCCCCGCAGACGGATGAGTTCCTCCGCTCGGGCATCGTCCAGACCGGCCCTCGTCGCCGCTGGCGGCAGTTGGGCAACGGCACGAGCACATGGCAGATTTGGCCGCCGCCGTTCACCTCGGGCCAGACGCCGGCCCTTCTCGCATTCGAGTTCATCACCCTCGCATGGGCCACGGACCTCTCCGGGACGGCCATCGAGACGATGACGGCCGATACCGATGTTCCGGTATTCCCGGAGCACGTCCTCGTGCTGGGGCTCAAGGCTGCCTTCTGGCGCGTGAAGGGCTTCGACTGGCAGCCGATGTATGCCGACTACGTCGAAGCCGCGCGTCGGGCTGCATCGCAGGATGGCTCCAAGGCAACCCTTCAGATCGGGGACACGAGAGGCCGCATTGATGGCCTGCTGAACACCTTCAACGTCCCGGACGGCAACTTCCCGGGGCCCGGCTTTGGCGGGACGCCCTAGCCCATGCTGATGAACGTCGGCAGGGGATCGCGGGGACGGGGCATGTCGGTTGGCGTTCGCGCCGTCCCAGTGCCCACCTCGGGGTGGGACGCGATGTCGCCGCTCTCTGCGATGGACCCGTCCTTTGCCGTCACCCTCGAAAACTGGTTCCCGCAGCCGGGATGGGTAGAGCTTCGCAAGGGCTTCTCCCTGCACTCGTCCGTTGATGGCCCCACGGTCACGGACGCCGTTGAAACCCTGATGACGTGGCAGGGACCGACGACGGCTCAGGTGTCGATGTTCGCCGGGATGGGGACAAGCATCTGGGATGTCACCGACGAGGCGCAGGGCGTCGAGGATACCGATGTTGGGCCGTTCACGAACGTCCGCTTCCAGTTCACCAACTTCACGACGACGGGCGGCAACTTCCTGTGGGCCTGCAATGGCGCAGAGGTGCCGGTCTACTACAACGGCACGATATGGGCCGACACCACCATCACGGGGGTAACGCCTGAGGATATCGCGGATGTCTGTCCGCATCGCAACCGGCTCTGGCTCGTCATCAAGGACAGCATGACGGCGGCCTATCTCCCGCTTGATAGCATCCAGGGTGCGGCTGTGGCGTTCGAGGTCGGCGGCCTGTTCTCTCAGGGCGGCTACCTTCAGTCGATCGGGACGTGGTCGCGTGACGGCGGTGAGGGGCCAGACGACTATCTAGCGTTCGTCTCATCGCGCGGCCAGGTGGCGGTCTATTCCATGTCCGATCCGACCGACCCGGATGGCTTTTACGTCGTGGGCGTCTATTCGATCGGGACCCCTATCGGCCGCCGCTGCCTTGAGCAGATCGGGCCGGACCTTGCCGTCATCACGAACGAGGGCGTGCAGTCCCTCGGCTCGGTCATTTCCCTAGACAGAGCCGCTCAGGATCGGGGGACCATTACCGCACGGGTGCAGCCGGCCATCAATGCCGCATCGAGGATCACGGGAAACGATTTCGGCTGGCAGATCATCAGCTACCCGAAGTCCACCATGTTCATCCTCAACGTCCCCACGGGAACGGGGGTATTTCAGCAGTACGTGATGAACACCCTCACGGGGGCATGGTGCCGCTTTACCGGCCAGAACGGCTACTGTTGGGCGCTGATGGATAACAACCTGTATTTCGGCGGGGACGGGCTGGTCCTCAAGGCCGACGATGCAGGCGGCGATTTCGGAGGAGTGGAGTTCACTGCCACCCTGCGGACGGCGTTCTCCTACTATGGCGATCGTGGTCGCAAGAAGCGCTGGCCGATGGTGCAGCCGATCATCGACACCAATGCTGTCGTGATCCCCTCGATTGGCATGGACGTGGACTTCCGCATTCAGCAGCAGGAAACGGACCCTATCCCGGTCGATCCTGTCTCGGGCGCTCTGTGGGATGTTGCTGTCTGGGACGATGCCATCTGGGGCGGGGAAAGCATTATCTTCGACGAGTGGCTGTCCGTGGAGGCCATCGGCTACGCCGCAGCCGTGCACATGCTGGTAGCCGTAGCGGGCCAGCCCCTTGGGCAGCAGTTGGTCACGAACAACGAGTTCACGGCATGGACGGGCGGCGACCCTGACGGCTGGACGGAGACGGGCGAAAGCGGCGGCAACTCCATTACCGACGATACGCCGGGCGCTCTGTTCGTCTCGGCAGATGGGGCGCTCCTGAGCCTTGAGCAGACCGTCGCCACGATGACGGCGGGGACGCTCTACTACATCCAGGTTACCTGCACGAGCATACCCACGGGCGGCTTCCAGTTCGGCACCAAGGCAGATGTGGGGGACTCGGTCACGACCACGGGGACCCATTCCCGGCAAGTCCTTGCTACCGCAGGGGACGGGCTCAAGGTCTATATCCGCAACACGACATCGACCATCTCGACCTTCACCATCACGCGGGTGACGGTGCGGGAGATGTTCCGGGACGTGGACAACCCCTCGAACGACACCGAAATCGAACTCCGCCTCAATGCGATCAACGTGACCGCCGAAACGGGAGCGATCGTCTAGTGCGTATCCTGATCGGAGCCGACCAGAGGGTTGCCGACTTCGTGGCTCACGCTACGGGGGACCTTATGACGAGCCCCTTCCGCAC